ATAACTTATCGTTATTAAATATGAAAGACTTTTATGAGATACTAGGTGTTCAAAAAAATGCTAGTGAATCAGACATAAAAACCGCCTATAGGCGAATGGCCATGAAGTATCATCCTGATAGAAATCCCGGTGATGCTAGTGCAGAAGAAAAATTCAAAGAAATAAATCAAGCATATGAAACTTTAAGCAACAGTCAGCTTAAAGCTAATTATGACGCTGCGCAGACTAATTCTGGTTTCTTTACTCACGGTTCAAGAAAGACTTGGACATTCAATGAAAATAATCTAGATGATTTTTATGAAATATTTGGCCATGCTTATAAAACTGGCAATACTGGAACCAGATATAACGAAAAGAGAACAACATATACTATTACATTATCTCTAGAAGATGCATATGTTGGTAAACAAGTTAGATTAAATGATGGTGCGTTAATAAACGTTCCGGCCGGTATTAGAAATGGCACAAAGTTTGTAATAAACAACACTATATATCTAGTAAATGTCCTACAGCACCACAAATTTAAAAGATCAAATGATGATCTTTTAGTAGATGTGTCGATAACGGCTATAGAAGCAATGCTTGGTATAGAGGCAAAAATTGAACATCTAGACCAGACTATGATACAATTCAACATACCTTCTGGTATACAGAACGGGCAAATTGTAAAACTTTCAAAAAAAGGGTTCAAAAATCCAGAAAATGATGTGTATGGTGATTTGCTCATTAGAGTCTCTATAACTATTGACCGCAATTTGTCAACAGAACATATAGAATTACTAAAACAATTAACACATAGAAGTTCAATAGATATTTAAGGAAATTTATGAGTACAAAAAAAGTAGAAAAGATGGTTGAAAGAGCTATTGTTATGGCAAATGACAATAATCATGAATATGTTACTTTAGAGCATATTTTACTTTCGTTGTTGCAAGAAAAAGAAATTAACGATATGTTACTTGATATCGGGTCACAGCCATCAAAGATAAAAACAGAAGTAGTCACTTTTCTAAGTGATCCTGCTCATAAAAAGCCAGATGCTATGCGTGATGTGCCGGCTAAAAGAACAACGGTGCTTAACCGTACATTTCAACGCGCCTTAACGCAGCAAGTATTTAGCGGTAGAGTAGAAATTAGCAATGAGGTCATTTTGCTAAGTATTCTTAGTGAAGAAGCAAGTCATGCATATTATTTTCTTGGCAAATATGGGGTTAATCGTGAAAATATTATTAACTATCTACGTAAAGTAGAAGAAAAAGAGGCCAAGACCACACCAACCGCACTTGATGAATATGCAAAGAATTTAAATCAAGAAGCTCAGAATGGAAAAATTGATCCAGTTATTGGGCGTGATAAAGAAGTATCGGATACCATTGAGATTTTAGCTCGTAGGAAGAAAAATAATATTATCTATGTAGGAGAAAGTGGTGTTGGAAAAAGTGCACTCTCAGAAGGGTTAGCATTAAAAATTGTTAATAAAGAAGTCCCACCAGCTTTACAAAACAAGGTAGTATATAGTTTAGATTTAGGCGCACTACTAGCTGGTACTAAGTTTCGAGGTGATTTTGAAGAGCGTTTAAAGAACGTACTTGAACAGGTAAAAAAGCAAGGTAACTGCATTATATTTATTGATGAAATTCATATGATTCTTGGTGCTGGGTCAACTACAGGTAATCAAATGGATGCAAGTAATTTACTAAAGCCCATGTTAGCTAGGGGTGAATTACTTTGTATTGGAGCTACTACTTATGATGAATATCATGAACATTTTGAGAAGGACAAAGCATTAGTTCGTAGATTTCAAAAATATGATATCTCTCAACCAACCGTTGAACAGACAAAAGAAATTTTAAGTGGCGTTAAGAAATACTATGAAAAATTTCATAATGTAGTGTATTCAGATGGTACTACTGATCTTTGTGTAGATCTGGCTGATAGATATATGAAATCAAAGTTTTTTCCTGATAAGGCATTAGACATTATGGATGCTGCTGGAGCAAAAGCTAAGTTAAATCAGGATAAAGAAGTATCTATTGATCTAGTTATAGAACAAGTAGCAAAAATGGCCAAAATGCCAGTCAGCATGATCGATTTACGAGAAAACACTGCACTTCAAAATCTAGCTTCACGTATTAAGAATAAGGTTTTTGGTCAAGATATGGCTATCGATTTATTAGTAGATTCTATTCTACTATCTAAAGCTGGGCTTAGAAATCCAACTAAACCAATTGGTAGTTTTCTGTTTACGGGCCCAACTGGGACTGGAAAAACTTTTTGTTCTAAGAAATTAGCAGAAGCACTTGGTGCACATTTTGCAAGATTTGATATGTCTGAATATATGGAAAAGCATACAGTATCTAAGCTTATTGGTGCGCCCCCAGGATATGTTGGTCATGGCGAAGGTAAAATGGGAGAAGGTCAGTTAATACAGACAATTGAAACTAATCCTAACTGTGTTCTATTATTAGATGAAATTGAAAAAGCGCATCCAGATATTAGTACAATTCTACTTCAAATAATGGACGATGGTAGACTTACTTCTAGTAAAGGTAAAACTGTTGATTTCTCTAATGTAATTATTATTCTATCAGCTAATCTTGGTGCAGCAGATGCAGAAAAATTGCGTATTGGTTTTGGTGATCAAGACAATAGTTCAGTGGTAGAGGCAGAGTTAAAGAAATACTTTAGTCCAGAATTTAGAAATAGATTAGATGCCGTAGTTAAATTTAATAAATTAACTATGAATGAAATGGCATTGATTGTTACGTCTGAAATTGAGAAGACTGAGGCAATGCTAGCGCCCAAGAATGTTACACTTAGTGTAACAATAGATGCTAGAGAATGGCTAGCTAAAAATGGATTTGATCCCAAAATGGGCGCTAGACCATTTGAGAGACTTTTTGAATCTTCTATTAAGAAGCCATTGTCTAAAGAAATTCTATTTGGTAAGCTAACTAATGGCGGAAATGCTATTATTGATGTAGATAATGATAAGATTAAAATAGAAATAAAAGAGAAGTATGAAAAAAAGCAAAGCATTAATATATAAATTCATACCTCAGTGGCGTTATTATAAAATACTTATAATTATTTTATATTAATTCATACTTTATTATCAAAATTCAAGTATTTATTCCTAGTAAGTATCTCTTTGAGTGAAAATTAGCCTTATATGGACCACCGAATAGTGTTCTATATAAAACATATAATATTAATGTAATTAATTTTTAATTTAAAATTAATTACATTAAGTGGCTATATTAAATATCATATTATAAAATATAATAGTACATTAAAGACATTTTTTAAGTTTTAAGTAAAAGTTGTTTGTATGATAATTTATTTTTCTTTTACTGAATTAAATGTCTATTAAAATAGCAAACTAAAAAAACAAAAAGGTTCTTATACGATAGCATAAACTTAAAAATAATCTATTAGACTTTATTATTTTTGATAAATATGTAATTAATGGATTATAAACATGTTTATATATAAAATAACTAATATAATTAATAAAAAAATATATATTGGCTACAATTCATCTACAAAAGATACTCGCTGGAATGAGCATAAACGCGATTATTTGAAAGAGAAGTTTAAAACAAAAAACTTATATAAGGCCATGATAAAATATGGTATAGAAAATTTTTCATATGAAAAAATTGAGGAAGGTATTGAAGATTTAGACACTTTAAAAAATCGTGAAATTTTTTGGATATCATATTATGATTCTAATAATCCATGCCTCGGTTATAATATGACTAAGGGCGGTGATGGTGGATGTGGTAATATAACTTTTTTGAAAAGAGCTTCAAGTGAAGAATTAGAAATCTATGGTAAGAAAATATCTAGTTCTAAAAAGAAGTTCTTTACTAAAGAAAAAAAAGAAGAATGGTCAAAAAGATCAAAAGATTTAAATTTATCACAATATATGATTAAACATGCTAGGAGTTCTCTTAAAAAATGGTGGGAAAGTTTATCAGAGAAAGAAAAATTTGAAATACAATCTAAAAAATCTACTGGGTGGTGGGATAAACTTTCAAAAGAAAGACAAGAAGAACTCTCTCGTAAAAGAAGTATATCATCTAAAAAATATTTTGAAAATATGCCAGAAGATGAAAAAATAAAAAGAATTAATAATCAAAGAAATAAAATTAGTAGAACATGTAAAATAACATCACCAAATGGCGAAGTTATTATAACTAATAGACTAAGAGAGACTTCTAAAATTATAGGTGTATCCTATAATACTCTTAATATTTCTATAAAAGAAAACCGCCCAGTAAAAAATGGATGGATATGCGAGGTAATAAATGGCAATACGTAAGTCAATCTTGATGTTAACAAATACAAAGACAAATTGGAATGTAATTGGTGAGCCAATTAAGGGTAATGCATACTATGGTTATACGAGTGCGATTGCCACGGCGCAAATTATATATCAAAATTTTGTTGGTGGGTTTGGGTTACAGGGAACATTAGCATTAAAACCGGAACCTGAAGACTGGTTTTGGATAAAACTAAATCCTGCTGGAGATATCAATACGCCATATATAACATTTCCAACAGACCCCTATGCTCCAACTGGCTCTAATGGCGGTGATACTGGTTCATTGGCTGCAACTTTTATTGGCAATTTTGTATTTTTACGTGCAGTAATGACTAGAGATTATATTCAACCGCCCCCAATTAATCCAAATTGGAATACTTGGACATGGGGACAAATCGATTCTGTGCTATTAAGTTTGTAACACATGTGGCATATATAATGCCTTATATTTTTAAACACATATACTACTAGACATTAACACGATTCCTATATAATTAAATTATTTTTAAAATTGATAAATAGTTGTATTAAAATAGGATAGGTAATTCATGATAGTAGGTAATAATACTTTATTAAATCAATATGTGCCTACATTTTATATCAAAAATGTCCAAAATGGGCAGGCATTGGTATATGATTCTGTTAAAAAAGCATTTATCAATATAGATGCATCTGGTACTGGGTCCGTTTCATCAGTCAATGCTTCTGGTGGAACTACCGGCCTGATTTTTACAGGCGGCCCTATAGTATCATCTGGTACTTTAACTTTAGGTGGTGTATTAGATTTATCTAGTGGTGGGACTGGAGCTACTAATCGCAATTCTGCCGCTAACAATATTTTACCAAATCAATCGGGTAATATTGGTAAATTTTTAAAAACAGATGGCGTTAATGTATCGTGGCAAGATATTTCAGCAGGGGGGACAGTTACCTCAGTTAATGCTGTTGGCACTAATGGGGTATCTATAACAGGTGCACCAATAACAACCTCTGGTACTCTTAATGTATCATTGACTCCCACTGGAGTAAGTGCTGGTACTTATATAAACTCAACGGTTACCGTTGACATGTATGGAAGGATTATATCCATAAGTAATGGGTCGCAAGGTGCAGGTACGGTAACTAGTGTTTCTGTCGTTGGTTCTACTGGTAGAATAGTTTCAAATGGTGGGCCAATTACAACTACTGGTACTATAACTCTTGATTTATCAACGACTGGTGTTATTCCTGGATTTTATACAAATACTAATATAGCAGTTGATGTATATGGAAGAATAACTTCTATTAGTAATGGCGCCCCGATAAGTAGTGGTACAGTAACTAGTGTTGCGGTGACAGGTGCAAGCGGTAGAATAACATCTGGGGGTGGCCCTATCACTACCGCAGGCACAATAACACTGGATTTAGCTACTACTGGAGTAACTCCAGCCACTTATGGTAGTTTAACTGCGGTCCCATCTTTCACCATAGATTCATATGGAAGGGTAACGAGTGCGTCAGAGGTTGTAATTCCGGGCCTGTCAAGCCCAATAGAAATGGTAGTATTTAGGTACTCATCAGGGAGTTCTGGAAATTTATCACAACCAGATGCGATATATTCTTTTACATCGGGCGTCACCCCGACCATCACAGACGGTGTTAATTGTTTTGTATCTTATTCGTTTACTGGAAAATCAAACCCACCAAAATCAATTTTAACATATGGCCAGATATATACCACTAATACATTTTCTATTAAAACTCCTGTTGGTGCCACTACTGCTATAGTTGCTGGGGGTGGGTCTAGTAATTCACCCAATATAATAAATGGTATATTTTCTACAAGTAATACTATAACGTTGCAACATAGGCCAAGTGACACAGGCGCTGTCGGTGGTCTAGGGCAGCGAGCTTTTTTAATTGTTGTTTTTGGATTTTAATGCATGCCATTTTTAAATATACCATTAAAATCAATACAAACTGAAGTATATCAAGTCGTTGGGTCCGGGCAAATGCCGTGGTATAATCCAACTGATTTTCCAGTAGTTCCTGGTAATCCATACCCTTCACCAGTATCAAAAGATTATAAATGGGGAATATCAATGCTGGTTCAAACACAGCAGCAAAGTTCTTATTTAACACGTAGCCCTGGGAAATATAATGGGCAAGACATTTCTGTTGGGGATTGGATAGCTAACACAAATACTGGACAGGCGTGGCAGATTATAAGTATAAATTCGAAGACATCAACCATTGTAGAAGCCACTGTGCAAGATGTATATAGATACAATACTTTTTCTGATATAACCGGTGCAGGAAATGGCGCACCTCCATATGGTAATTATATTGTTTTCACGCTGAATGAATCTGGCGTACCGCTTATAGACCCAGTTCCACCATCTGGTGTATCTCCATTTTTTACTCAAAACTTGCAGAGTAGATTTCAATATATTAATTTACAATATGATTATCCCTTATATCAATTTGGTAATAACTTCTCGACTGGTGATGTTATTGCCGTTTCATCTGTTACTAACAGTTTTGTTCTTGCCGATAGTAATAATAGAATAGTTATTGGGACAGTCACTTCTATATCAGATACTAGGCCTGGGTGGTTCACAATAAACCCATCACAGAAAATAGTTGACAATTTTGATAATTTAGTTGGCAATGTTGGTGATATAATATATTCTTCACTTACGTCCCCAGGTGACATAACTACTACCCCAGGTGGTAATCAGCTTTATATTAAATTAAGGAATAGCACATCGTCTATATCTTTAAGTAAAACGGATGGTCCAACACTTCCTGGAAATGTTTTTCAATTAAATAATATAGATGTTACAGTAACCGGGGCTGGATCTATAGATGATGTAATAGCAGATACTAATATCGTATCTGCTCAAACCGGGGTTTCTGCATTAAAAGTATTAACTGCAAATTCAGTTCAATCTGATCAATTATTACTCTCTTCATTGTATAATGAAGTTATATTAAAAGTTGATACTACATCTGCAGCCGCATCTATAAATGGGGTTTTAGTGACATTTAATATACAATCCCCAGACCCAGTATACTTTGGGTATGCACAAGCAAAACAAATGGCCGAATCTATAAATATGGCAGCCATACCTGATGTTATAGCTACGTCACCTAACCCACAGACCTTAATATTAACTAACTTAGCCGGTGGCGCGATTAATATTATAAATGCATATCCAGATATCAATGGGGTAAATTTTGCAGGAGGGTCTTCTGGATCAGGTATAGCACTAAATACAGCAGCATCGAGCGATCATATAATTAAATTTACGGCCATTGACGCTAGGCCTATAAACTTTTTAGATGTAACTGGTAGCACGGTAGAAGATTTTGGCTTAACCTCTGTAGAAAATGGTATAAAATCTTGTGGGTTATATATAAGTAATGGTCTTAGAACATCTAATTCGACGGTAGTTACTAACTTAGCACAGCTATCATCTTTACGACCACTAATTGGTGACCAAGCGTTTGTCATTAATAGTGAAGATATTTATGGTAATAATAATGGGGAATGGAGCCAATGGCTATATGATGGTTCCAATTGGGTACAGACAAGTAACCAACAGAGTTCTACGACTGATGCAAAGTCTTTGGAATATACAATTGATACCACCACCTTGCCTAGCTTTAATATAGGTGAAGTAAGTACTGGCAGAAGGGTCACTTTAATAACTGTTCAAGTAATAACACCATTTAATCTTTCATCTTCTTTATCAATAGGATATATAGTCAATAATATATTGACGCCAGATATATCTATTGATGGTCTTATGGCACAAGATTTGATAGATTTAACTACTATTGGTACTTATACTTCTAGCACTGACATACTATTTGGGATTGATACGCCACAGGGCGATGTGAATATTACTGGCACTTTTAATATAAACGGGTCAACGACCGGAGAAGCCAGAATAATCGTATCATATATATAATTTGTAATTTTGATAAATATAGTTATATAGCGAATGCATACGGGAGTGCTAAACAATGGCAAGTATTAAAAATTTTGGATTAATTGGTGTAGGATCAGAAATACAGTTTAGTAAGGCTGGCCCTAAAATAAAACAAACCGCAGGAGCATTTTCTCTAAGAAATGCGGGTGACACTGCTGACACTTCATTAACTCTATCTGAGCTTACTGTATCTACTGGTAATATTTCTCTAACAGCCACTGGCGCAACTATCACAATTGGTACTGATACGACCTTAAGTAGAAACGCTGCTGGAGTATTTAGTTTAAATGGTACTAAGGCTGTTATTATTCCAAATGGCACTACAGCAGAAAGGCCGACAGGCTCTGTTGGTATGTTCCGTTACAATTCAACAACCACTCTATTAGAATACCACAATGGCACATCTTGGATAAGTGTAACTGCAGGGGGATCGGCGATTACTACAATTTCAGTTGCCACTGCAAATGGTTTTGCCGGAACTTCATCTGGAGGTACTACCCCTTCATTAACTTTATCTACTACCATAACTGGAATTTTACAAGGTAATGGTACAGCTATATCAGCGGCTTCAACTACTGGTTCTGGTAGTGTGGTATTAGCCACATCGCCCACGCTAACAACCCCTTCTCTTGGAGCAGCAACTGCCACTTCTATAAATGGTCTAACTATTACCTCAACTACTGGAACATTAACCTTAGCTAACGGTAGTACTTTGACCACGAGTGGTGCATTTGGTATAACTTTAACAAGCACAGCAGCAACATCCGTAACGTTGCCAACAAGTGGCACTTTGTTATCTACTGCAAACATTGCAAGTAATGCAGTGACCTCATTTAGCGCCGGTACTACTGGCCTAACTCCGAGTACTGGTACTACCGGATCTGTGACATTAGCTGGCACCCTTGCCGCTGCTAACGGCGGTACTGGACTATCTACTTTTAGCAGTGGCTCTATTCTATATGCTTCTGGTGCAAATACGTGGGCAGCAGCAGCGCCTGGGGCAACGTCTGGGGTGCAGCCTTATGATGTTGAGTTAGTTGCAATAGCTGGGCTTTCTACTAACGGACTTATTGCTAGAACTGGCGCTGGTACAGCAGCTGTAAGAACAATAACTGGCACTAGTGGTAGAATAACTGTATCAAATGGTGATGGTGTTTCGGGTAACCCAACCATTGACATGGCAACCGTAACCCAGGGTGGTACCGGGAGTTTTGTAAAAGTTACTATTGATAGTTATGGTAGAATCTCTGGAAATACAGCGGTTACAACTAGTGATATTACTGGTCTGGTAGATTCCACATATGTAAATGTTACCGGCGATACTATGACTGGTACTCTTACTATGTCAAATAGTGCCACAATTACTGGTATACCGACACCAACTAACGACAGTGATGCTGCCAATAAGGCATATGTTGATAGCGCAGTCTCAGGGCTGTCTTGGAAACAAGCCGCCGCCGCAGCGACAACAGCAACTTTAACTGCAACATATAGTAATGGAACAAGTGGTGTTGGTGCTACACTTACAAACTCGGGGGCACAGGCAGCGTTTTCTGTGGACGGGTATACTGCAAGCTTAAATGATAGAATATTAGTTAAAAATCAAGCGACTCAACTTCAAAACGGTATATACGTAGTCACTACAGTTGGTTCAGGATCTACAAACTGGGTTCTAACACGATCAACCGACGCGGACACAACGGCCGAGTTGAATGGTGCATCATTATACGTCAGGCAAGGCACCGTTAATGCCGATACTGGGTGGACGCAAACTGCTGAATCAGTGGTGATAGGTACAAACAATATAGTGTTTGCACAATTTTCTGGATCAAGTACATATGTAGCTGGTACTGGTATATCTATAACTGGTAATACAATATCTAACACTGGCGTAACTCAAATTACTGCTGGTACAAACATATCAGTATCTGGGTCTACTGGAAATGTAACTGTTAACGTGACTGGGACTGTCCCATCAGCTACAAATATAGCCGGTGGTGCTGCTGGTCAGGTTCATTATCAATCGGCGGCTGGTACGACTTCATTCGTTACTAATGCCGCTGGTGTATTACAAGCTGCAACAAGTGGTGCAACGCCGGCATGGACAACAACACCGACGTTGACTGGTACTAATTTTACTGGAATACCAAATGGTGCGTTAACTAATAGCTCAGTGACAATCGGTTCAACAAGCATATCACTAGGTGGAACATCAACTACGCTAGCTGGGTTAACATCAGTCACCGCTACTACATTTAACGGGGCATTATCAGGGAATGCAACAACATCAACTACCGCAACGAATATAGCCGGTGGTGCTGCTGGCCGGGTTCCTTATCAATCTGCGACTGGTACGACAGCATTTGTTACAAATGCTGCCGGTGTACTACAAGCCGCAACGAGCGGCGCAACGCCAACTTGGACAACAACGCCGACGTTGACTGGTACTAACTTTACTGGAATACCAAATGGTGCGTTAACTAATAGCTCAGTAACAATTGGTTCAACAAGTATATCACTAGGCGGAACATCAACCTCATTATCTGGATTAACTGGATTAGCGCTAACCTCTGGTACTGTAACTAATGTTCCAACTCCAACGAATAGTACAGATGCTGCGAATAAATCATACGTAGACACTTCAATTGCTAATGCTGCTCCATCTGGGACTATTAAGTCATTTAGATCAACCGTTAGCTTAACTGGTAGTGCTGTTACACTAGGA